CACGAGCATCCGCAGCGCCTCGGCGGACGGCAATCCGGTCGCAGGCGGCTCGAATGGCCGGGACGATGCGCTCGTCAACAACATCCTGAAACGTGAGCGGCTGGAAGAGGTGCAGCGCTTGACCGAGAACCGGGTGCGCCGCGTGGATCGTGCCTTGAATCAGCTCTCCGAGCGGGACAGGTGCGTGCTGCAGCGATTTTACATCACGCCGTGTATCGGAGGCGTCGAGCGGCTGTGCCGGGAATTGGCCATCGAGAAAACAACTGCTTACCGCTGGAAGGATTGCGCACTGCGGAATTTCACGATAACGATGTACGGTCTCACGGAGATGTGAGCGCAAGGTGGGAAAAAATCGGGAACATTTCCGCGAAAATCTGTGTTAAAGTGATATCGCGGGATTGTGAGAGAGACCAATCCCACACCTTCCATTGTGAAATACCTCTCTTCCTTTCTCCTTTGTTGCGGTCGCGCCCGACGGGGCGCGTGGATCGAATATCTCTGTCAGTCTCTCATTTGTGAAGCGCCGGTCCAGCTTTCGGGTTCCGGCGCTTTGCTGTGCAATATTGTGGTTGCATATTCTCGAACAAGAATGTAAAATATAGGGGAACACAAGAAGCGGAGGGGTAACAATGGGATTCTTCAAGAGTAAAAAGGGCAGCATCATCAGCGACTATTTCTGCATCGAGGAAGACCTTGGACAGTTCAAAAAGGGCGACGCTGTGGATGTCGCACTGTATGAAGATCATCTGGAGCTGCAGAAGGGTGTCGGGAACAAGGACGTGGCGACGCTGGCCTACTCTCAGATCACGGACGTTTTCTATGGCTCGGACGTGCAGGTGCTTGTGAAAGACAAGTCGCCGATTGCGCGGGCTGTCGCTGGAGGCCTGCTGTTCGGAAGTACCGGTGCTGTGGTCGGCGCTATCAGCGGCGCCGGCAAGAAGGAAAAGAAGGTCAGGAGAATTCTCTTCATCATCAGCTATGTGTCTGCGGATGGGCAGGAATCTTTTCTGACGTTCCGGGATACGAGGCTGTATAAAGGACCAAAGGTTGCGGCCAGACTCAAAAAGCTGTGCGGTATCGAGGCAGAGGCCAAGCCGAGTGCGGCTGCCTCTGTGTCCAAACTCTAAAGCGTATATATTCACTGGGAGGATCGGGCTTGTGCCCGGTCCTTTTCTTATGGGCTGGATGCTGTGACACAAAAACAGTTTTACAAAACGCAAGCGTGGAAACGCGCGAGACAAGCATACATCGATTACAGGCTCGCGCTTGATGGCGGCATGTGCGAGGTGTGCCACGATGAGCCGGGGGTGATCGTGCATCACACTATCTGGTTGGACGATATCAACTGCAACGATCCGGAAATC